CATCTATGTGCCTGCCGGCATCATCACAATGGTCATCGGCGGCGCCGATACCACCACCGGCCTGTGGAAGCATTATCTGCGGTGGATTCCCCTCACTCGTGGCGTCACCGTCACGGCTGCTTTCTAAGGAGAACTCGATATGAGCGGTCCTTCTGCACGCGTCAATCAATCGCAGACTGTCCATTTTCTGCGAAAGCGGATTACCTATGTCAACAATGGCGCAACCATTACGGTCGGGAAGATCCCGGCCGGCGCATCGGTGATCGGGGGCGGTGTTCACATCGTCACCGCATTCAACGACTCCGGTACCGATACGTTGATTGTCGGCTTTATCGGATCGACCACAGACGACAACGCCTATGCGACGTTGCTCGATCTTTCTGCGGTCGGCTATATCGTCCTGGATGAACTCGCGACCACGACCAACATCCAGCAGACGGTGGACGCGACGGTAACCTGTGTCTACGCAGGCCAGAACAGCAATGCGACGGCTGGCGTAGCGGATGTTATCATCCAGTACATTCCGAACACGGATGGCTGATCATCATGATTATCAAGGCCATCACGGTCGCTGTGGCGGCCTTTTTTATTGCCGGTTCTGCAGACGCCTCGACGTTGAAAATCCGTGAGTACACGCGGCTCGGCGTGTCGGCTACTGGCGGATCGTCGGTGCAGGTTGCGCAAGAACCTGGTCACGACATGTCCCCGGTCACGTTTACCGGGACTCCTGGCACCTCTGCGGCGTTTGCGAATGACACTAACCTGATCGGGATCATTGCCGATGCGCAGTTCTGCTACAAGGTCGGCACCGGAACCCCAGTCGCCGACACCACCATGATATATGTGCCGGCGGCTCAGATGCTCTATATCGGCGTCTCAGGCAAAGACAAAATATCCGCAATCGCTTGTCCTTAAACCAAAGGTGCTGCATGGCAAAAATCACATGGCTCGGCGAAGACACGCAGGAATACGCTGGGCCGTCTTTCACGTTCGCATTCGATCGCAAATTTCCGAAAGGGGAAGCGGTCGAGGTGACGGACAAGGACATGATCGCACGAGCGCGCAGAAATCCGTTCTTCGAAGTCTCTGGCGTTCCCGGCCGTCCGCCGAAGAAGGACGAAGATGACCAAAACGAGGGTTGAAATCCAGGCGAAAGCCTTGGCTATCCTCGTTGGCGGCGATGTCGGGACACCCATGTCCGATGAGGATGCAACGACGCTAGACGGCTATATCGATAGCGTCGTGGACGAGATCAACGAAGATGGAACGACTTACATCAGTGATCCAGATGATTTAGCTGATGCGTTGTTTCTGTCGTTCACCAAGTTGGTTGCGAATGCTGCGGCTGAAGAGTTCGGCGGCAAGTCTGATGAGAAGGCTGCTCAGCAGATGCGCAATCGTATCCGGGTGATCACACGGCAGACGCCGGGTTATGGACCGCAACAGGTCGAGTACTTCTGAGTGGCCGCAGTCTCGATTCCGTTCCCGCTCAGTTCGTCGCCGGGCGCATCAGGACAGGAAAGCGCGGGGCGGCTCAAGAACTGCTATGCCGAACCGCTCGGCAAGGACGTAGAAGCAAAGAAGGGCTTTGTCCCTCCTGCCGTGGTCTGGCGCAAGTCACCTGGTCTCTCTCTATTTGCGGCATCGGCCCAGACAGGCTTTCGCGGTGGCCTCTTGGTCGGCAGCGCGCTCTATACAGCATGGTCAGGGAAGGCGACCACGTTCACGTCAGGCGGTGTTGAAACTACGCTTACCGGCACGCTGAACGGTACGGAAAAGGTCTTCTGGGCTCGCAACAATAAGAGCCCAACTCCTGACGTGGTTTGTGTCGCTCCGGGAACTGGTGCGTTCACGGTCACGTCAAGCGCTGTGAGTTCATTTGCCGATCCGGACATTGGGACGCCGAACAGCGTCGGGTTCATGGATGGCTATTTCATCTTCACATACGGAGATGGCACGATCCAGGCATCCGGATTGAACGATGTCACGATCGCGACGACCGACAAGACCAAGGAACAGGCCAAGACTGGTGGCTTGACGCGAGGTCTCCCGTTCAATGGCCAATACTACGTTTGGGGGCCGAACTTCGGAGCAGCCTACTCGGATACGGCGCAGCCCACAGGTTTCCCGTTCACCCGCTCTTATGTCATCCAACGCGGCTTGCTGAGCCCGTATGCTGTTGCTGGCCATGAGGATGGTTTTGGAACGTCGCTGATCTGGGTTGCTGACGACAACAGCGTGGTGCAGGCGAATGGAACGCCGAATCCGTTGAAGATATCGCCTCCCGATCTTGATCGGTTGATTGCCGCGGTATCCGATAAGACGACGCTTGAAGCCTCGGTCTATATCTCGCAGGGCCATCCGAAGTGGGCGCTCTCTTGCTCGAGTTTCACTTGGGAATTCGATCTCGGGTCAAAGAAGTGGAATGAGCGGGCGAGCTACCAGCAAACACGGTGGCGCGCGATCAGCGGGATTTCAGCGTTCGGCAAGTGGATCGTCGGCGATACCCAAGCCGGCCAACTGCTCTACATCAACGAAACGGCATACGATGAGGTTGGCAATCCTCTTGTGATGCAAATCGAGAGTGGTCCGGTTCTCAACTTCCCGAACCGGACAAAGGTTGCGCGGGCAGACTTCAATTTCGTGACAGGTGTCGGGCAGGCTACGGGAGCCGATCCGATCGCGACCGATCCCAGCGTCGGCATATCCTGGTCGGATAACGGCGGCATCAATTGGAGTAATGAATTCGTGCGCAAGCTCGGCCGACAGGCTGAAGCGGCTCGGGTTATCATGCTGCGCAGTGGCATGACTGGCTCTGTGGGGCGCCGCTGGCGGCTCAGTGTATCTGATCCGATCTATGCGGCGTTCATGGGCGGCACTCAGGACATGCAGTTGAGGAATCACTGATGGCGAAGCCACTTCCTGGCGTGGATGCTCCTGTTATCGACCCACAAACCGGACTGATGAATCAAATCTGGTACGAATATTTTCAAGGACATCAGAAGCTAGCGCAGTTACCGGACGTTTCGACAACGGCGCCGACCGATGGTCAGTCCCTTAAGTACGTCGCCGCAACCAAACTGTGGACACCGGGATAATGGGCCTCTTTTCGATCTTTTCGAACGATGATGCCGAACAGGCCGCGCGCGATCGTAACGCTGGCCTGCAGCAGGGCTATAACACGCTTTCCGACCTTTATGGACAAGGCCGCAATGCAATCACAACGGGTTACGGTCAGGCATCGAGCCTCTATACGCCATTGATCGCATCGACGGGAGCCGGTTCAAATGCCTATGGCGACGCGAGCGGTGCGAATGGTGCGGCCGGCTTGCAGCGCGCAACTGACAACTTCAAGAACTCAGGCCAGTATGGCGCCTATGGTTTCTCGCTCGATCAGGGCTTGCAGGCCCTCAACCGTACACATGCTGCGGCCGGCAACCTTTCCAGCGGAAATGCCGACACGGATACGCTGAAATACGCAACGGGCCTCGCCGGGCAGCAGTACGGCAACTATCTGCAGGGGCTTTCGCCATATCTTGGCGCGAACTCCAATGCTGTCGCTGGCGCGGCCAACGCTGCGACTGGACAGGCAAACGCACTCAACCAATCCTATCAGGGTCAGGGTGCGGCGGCGAATGCGAACTATACCGGACAGGGCGCCTCGAACGCCGCTGCTGATATGAATAACTACAACATTTCGCAGAACATGTGGAATGGCATCGGCAAGGCAATTAATATTGGCTCTAGTCTCTTCGGAGCGTTCGGCTAATGGCTGACATCGACGAGATCATTTCCGGCGCACGCGGAAATACGAAGTACGATTTCGCGGCCTTTGGTGATCCGGTTAAATCGTTCTTCGACGCCAATAAACAGCGCGCCGAGTTCGATCAGCGGCGCGCGTTCAAGGATGGCGTTCCGACTGACGAGAATGGTCAGCCCGACTTTGCTGCCATATCGAAGACGCTCTTCCAGAAGGGCGATCTTGGGCAGGGCATTGCAGCGGCAAATCTGGACCTGCAGCGTCAGCAACTGAAGGCTGGCCAGCAAGCCTCCGAAGGAATGAGGAGCCTTGAAGGTGGCCAGCCGCCGCAGCCATCAACCATCGTCAACCCTCCCTCCGCCAATCGCTCTGCAACGGCCGTTGTAGCTCCTCCGCTCAATAAGGGCGGCGTACAGTCGTCAGGCTCTCCGCAGGGCGATCAGCCTGGGTCTATCGTTGGATTAGTCTCTGCGGCTGGTATTCCTGATGAATTGGCCGGGCCTGTGATCCAGCAGGTTTCGGCGTTGACCAAGACAGACCCGAATGCGACGCTCAATCCTGCGGTCGCACAACGTGTTCAGCAGGTCGTACAGGCAGCCGCTCAGCGGATGAAGAGCGGTCAGCCGCAACAGGCCGCCCCGGCGCCTGCGCCGGCCGCAGTTCCCCAAGCTGCGCCACCTCAGGCAGCGCCACAGGCCGCCCCGGCGCCTCCGGTCAATCCGCAGCAGAACCAGGGCACGTTTGGTGCTCCTCCTGCAACACCGACGCGCGGCGCAGTTCCGACCGGAAACGATCCTGAAATCCAAAAGCAGATCGCGACCTATACCTACATCGCGAGCAACCCGAACTTTCCAAAGTCGGTTCAGGAAGCGGCGCTTGCGCGCCTGAAGGCACTGCAAGAGCAGGGCGCTCCTACTGGCCCGATGAAGGAGTACGACCTTTATCGCCGGCAAGGCGGTAATCTGCCGTTCAATGACTGGCTCGCGGACAACGAGTCCAAGAAAACCGCGGCGACGGAAGAAGCGAAGCTGGGCGCACAGAAGTATCAAAGCCTGGTCGAAAACGGCACAAAGGCCCAGATGGAAATCCCGCAACTCGATCTGCTGAAAGAGCAGATGAATGATCCGAATTTCTTCTCGGGCGCGGGCGAGAAGTATAATTTGCTCTACAAGAGGCTTAAGGCTGCGGTCGGCATTGATCCGGAGGCAGCAGTTCCGCAAGAGTATCTGCGCAAGGCAACTGCCGCGAATGTGCTTTCGTCGCTTGGCGCATTGAAAGGCCTCGGTCAGATTCGCGTCGCTGAAATCAACATGGCGCGAGAGGCCGCCGCTTCACCGGAGAACTCGGTTCCTGCGAATAAGCTCCTGGTCGAAATCTCCAAGCGCACGCATGAGCGCAATGCCGACATTGCCGAGATGGCACAGAACTACAAGGAGAAGAACGGCGTTCTTGATGCCGGATTCGATAAGGCGGTGACGCAGTATTACAAGCAGCATCCGCTATTCACTGATGCCGAGATCAAGGACTGGCATAAGGTTATCGGTGAACAGAAGACGGCCAATGCTGCGCCGGCTGGACAGCAGCGCTTCAGTTCGCCCGGCGATGTGAAAGCCGCTGTAGCTGCCGGGAAGCTCAAGAGTGGCGACGCTTTCGTGGATGGCAATGGCACGACTAGGTATGTCCCCTGATGTCTGACACTTGGGACGCCTTCCCAACCGAACCACCTCGTCAGCGTGATGGTGGCGTGACGACGATCCCCGCTCAAAACGGGGCTCCGACGCGCGTTATCATGCACATGGGCGATAGCGCCGGTTCTGAATGGGATGCGTTTCCGACTGAAAAGCCGAACGATTACGGCGGCATCGCTAAACAGGCCGCTGTCGGCGTTGCAAAAGGCGCGGCCGGATTGGCCGGACTTGGCGGCGATCTCCAGCAAATCGGCCAGAAGGGTGCCGAATGGGTTGCCAGCAAGTTGCCCGAAATTCCGACCAACCGCTTTGCGCAGTTCCTCCGGGAGGAGAGCGCGAAGTCTCAGGGCGGTGTTGCGGCTGGGGCGCGCGGCGATGTGCCCGGAACCTACGAACTTCCGACCTCGCAAGATGTTCAAAGCGGCGTCGAGAAGGTCACAGGGGAATGGCGCAAGCCGCAGAACCAGGCGGAAGCCGACGCCCAAACGGTCGGCGAATTTCTGCCGGGCGCCTTGATGGGGCCGGGCGGCATGGCCCGGAAGGTGGTTCTCCAAGACGCCGTTCCGGCCGCCGCATCTATTGTCGCTGGTCGGTATAGTGATCAAAACCCCTACGTAAAGGCTTTAGCGGGCTTTCTGGCTGGGGGTGCTGGCGCCGCTCTCTCTGGGCCAACCTCGGCGCAAAACCTCTTGA